GCGTTGTTTATCTGGTCTACATTAAGAATACTAGCCATTTATACCACCGTTAGATTTCCACTGACTGTCAGCGTTGTTGATGAACCTATAGTTAGCGGTCCCGCACAAAGCGAATTATCGGCTGCGGCTATTGTAACATCAGTGTTTAATTCCTGTTCGTGAACGCGGAAAATATCGCCCTTGCCGTTTGTCGTGTCGCCGGTCGCCCCGTTTTCGCCATCGAAATATCCAGCCCCGCCGCCAGCCGCCGTTTCTGCCGTATCCGCAGTTTGATCAAACAAAAACAAAGTGATCCAAGCGTCATTGTCGGCATTACGCATTTTTAAATTATCGTTGCCGGTGTCATACCAAAGTTGATAAGCATATGTCGTGCTTGGCGCAGTCGCCCCTGCGTTCGTGCTAACAACCGCCCCAAGCGCATTATTTATATCTGTGCGCGTTGCCGGAAAAGTCTGGTTTGCAATTACATAATCGTGCTGTGCCATTTAAAACCCCGTTGCAACATAATCAAACAATCTATCAACCGCCACGTTGCTGCTATTGTAAAACGTGATCGTGAAACCCGTTGCTGATTTATTTGTTATACCATAATAATCGCCAGATTGCATATCCCCAACCGAAACCGACACTGCACGCAATGCTTTAAAGGCATTTGTGAACGTGATTGCTTTGCCACCAGTTCCGCTTTGAATATCATTATCGCTTTCTGTGCGCGTTGGCAATCTGATTTCGGCAGTTAGTTCTGATATGGCTGGCGTTTCTTGACTGTCAGTGCTGGTTAAATTAGCCCTAAATCGCAACGCTCTTGCCGTATATGTGCCAACCACGAATTGCCGATAAGCTGTCCAAGTTGGCGAACCAGCCGGATCGTCTTGCGTTGTGCTAACGAACAGATCAACGTCAGTTGCACCGCTGGCCGGTGTACCGGTATGCTGTGAAAACTGCGTGAATTTTAGCGTTGCGGTGGCTTGCGCTGTAAATACTGCGCCAAGGTCGATATAATTTGCAAAATCATATGTGCCGGATGATGCCACAAAACCAGTGCCGCCACCGAATAAACCAGTCGCGTCATCAAAATTGCCAGCCACGCTATCAAACAGGTTAGTCGTATCAAGTCGCAGCGTATCTTCAACAACAACGCAAGTTGTTTTAGTGCCAGTGAAGCCGGTATGTTCTGACAGGCTGTTGGATAAATTCAACCCGCTAATATCATCAACTAGAACCACGCTGCTATCAGCATTGACACTTGGCACGCCAAACTTGTTGACCGCTGTGACAAAATATGTGCCGGTTTTGGCCGGTGTGACCACTGTGTTTGTTGGTCTTGGCACTTTCTTAACAACGGTTTGCGCGTTGTTAAATGTTGCGCCAGTGGTCAAAGGCGAATGCCGGATGATATAATGCGACAAATCTTGATCAGTGCTTGCTGTCCAGCTTAAGTCTGCATTTGACCCCACTACATTCACGCTGAAATTAGTCACATCAGACGCAGCCGCAGCTTGCCCGACAATTGTGTGCGTGGTTGTTGCAAAAGCGGATTTGATGCCAAGTGAATTGATTGACCTTGCGCGAATGTCATAAACGCCGCCTGCCTTCACGTTAGTCAGCGTGAACCTTTGCCCCGCACCAATGCCAAGCGACTTATAGATTGTTTCAGTTGACAGCTTTGCTTCGACTTCAAACTGCCTTGCATAAATGGACGTTGAAGCAACATCCACGATCAGCACCGAAATCGCTTGCTGGTTGAACAATTCAAGCGTGTCGGATGGCGTGATAGTTGGTGCCGGAATAGTGAACGGGTCTGGCAAAGTCGTGTTATCTTGTGCAAACGCTGTTTCTTCAGCCGACCAATCATAAACTGCGCTGTTTGTCTCAGTCAGTTCGCAATCGACTGTGACTTCATTAACGTCAAAATTCAGCTTCCAACTTACTATTTCAAAGACCTTTTGCGTAAAGCCAAGCCGCGCATTTGTGATCATTACAGTGTCGCCGATTTGAAACTGAAACGCATTCATCTTGAATTTTGCACGCAAGCTGATTTCTTGCCGGTTTTTAAATAAAATTTGTTTTGCAATACGCTGTGCGCGTGCAGCGTTGTCAGTAAATGGCAGATCAAGGTTTAAATATCTGCGTTCGCCGTTGTCTTCAGTCTCAAACGTGCTGCTAGTGATCGCAGGATAGTCTGTGGCTTGATAGTCGCTGGCTGGGCTAACAAACTGCCCTTTGATAGCGTTAAAGCTGTCACGCGCAGAAATAGCGGTGGTGACGGTCAATCCAGATGCAAGGTCATCTTCATCAAGCGTCACTGTCGGCGTTACATACGCACCAGCACGCAGCGACCATTTGCCATTGCTGTAATAAAGCGAACCGTTCAAAGCTGTCAGCATTTGCTCAAGATTGCTGCGCGGCGTGTTCTGCGTATCAACAACGCCGTTGAATGTGTACCGGTCTTGAGTACCGCCGCCAGACAAAGCAACGCTTTCTTCGCAGACGTTAGCCGCAGCAATAAAGCTGGCATCATCTATTTCCGATGCCGTTGCACCCAAGCCATAAACAGTGTCAGTCAAATAATCGCGAATGACCAAAGCTGGGTTTTCGCTCCAAACAGTTGTGGTCGTGCGCGGATCATATATTTTTCGACCTTTGACCTTTGCGCTAATATTTGGCAAACCTTGTTCAAAAACATCAGGATCAAATTGAAGCCGCACATATAAATAGCCTTGATCTGTCAGCTTGTGATTGCTTGTCCAGTTTGAAAGCGCAAGCAATGGTGCTGGAATATTACTAGCATTGCCCACAGTCACCGGATAAATATCAACTAGGCCATTATATTTTGACGGGCTGGTGACGTTGCTGCCACTAAGCGTTAAAGCCTCATCATTAAAAAACACTGTGGTGAATTGTTCTAATTCGTGCGCCGCCAGAACAATAACCAAATGCAAATATTGATCGTTGTTAGTCGCCTCAATGAAAGCATATGTGCCACCAACGCGAGTTTCGCCATAGATCAGCTTGCGGGTGGCATTAGATGATCGCGCTGTTATTGTCTTTGATTGGTCAACGCCACCATTGCCGCCGCCACCGATGTTTGGCTGCTTTGGCTTTGGCGCAAGGGCTTGTGATGCGGCGGTCAGTGCAAGATTGACCGCAAACGTGCCAGCAAGATATGTCATCGTGATGGCTGTGCCAGCGATGTAAGCTGTACCGGCAGTCGCGGCTGTTGCGACTAATGCTGGAATAACCGCCTGTGGCATTTTACACCTTCCACGCTTTCTTTGCCGACATTAGCGGCAGAAAAATCAAACCATCTTTGCTCATTGCGGCAACCTTATCACCGACTACCAATGATAGCGCATCACCTAGCGGCGTGTCTATTAGCGCAACATCACCGCGCTGCGCTTCAAGCACCTTTATTTCGCGCAACCTAGCCCCGACACTGGTCGCAAGATCACCCGCGCCTATCTTTAGCAACGCCTTAGCAGAACCGGCTGCGGAACGATATTTGCCGATAAAATCATCAAAGCGTGACGATCCGCAAATGGCTTTTTCTGCATACAAACAAAACAAAGCGCAATCTGCCTTGCCCCATTCAAATTTTTTATGCCGCCATTCTTCGATATGATCGTTCAAGCGTGTCGGCCAATCTACTAGCCGCCCCATTTGATAGATGCCTCTTGCAACGAATTGACAAATTCAAAGCCTTTATCAGTGGCATCAAGCCCTTTCTGATCTTCGGATGTCCAGCGGCGCAAGCGTGGCCGTTCCAAATCAATCAATCGGCTTTCGGCAGTCATTGTGATTGTGCAGCTATCGCCATCTTCGGTGATGCTCATCACATCCATCCGGCCAGAAAACACTTTATAACTGCTAACTGTGCCGCTGGTGATTGCGCCGATATAGATGTTTGCGATCCGATATTGATAATTTTCTGATAAGGCTGTTGATAAGATGCTTGCGGAAATGCCATCAAGCGTCATTGAAATGCCTTTAGCACCAATCTCCGCAGTTTCTTCAATAGCAGAAACCTTAATTATTGCCCCGCCGCCGGTATAGGTGTCGCCGCCAATTGTCAGATTGCCGTAACCGTTCCAGACCCGCAGCGTGCCACTGTCAAACTCAAGTTCAGCCGCCAGAAAGCCGGTGAAGCTGTCGGTCGCAAATTCGGATGGAACACCGCTGCGGCTCATAATGCTTCAACCGCTGAAAAGCTGATTGAATAAAACCCAGCATTATTGATTGACCACGTTGCGTCATTGCTTTCCAAACGAAACAGCCCTTTTGCGTTACTGACCACAACAGTCGCGCCATCAGCCGGTGATGACCGCAAATCCGGCCACAAGTTCAACGTGGCTTCGCCGCTGCCGTTACTGTTTACATCTTCAAGCACTTTATAAAGCCGCGCCGATGCTGCACTGCCAAGCTGGATATAATCGCCAGCCTTCAGATAGCCAGTTGCCGATGTTGGCAAACCGTCAATGTTTAACTCGTTACCAGTCTGGCTTGCACCATTGACGACCGGCGTGCCAGCCGCAGATGCCGCCGTTCCGCGTGGCGTTGCTGCATTTGGATCGCCTAGCAAGAAAGTGCCAAACTGACCACGCAGTCGCAACAAAAAAGCATTCCAATATTCACTGTCTTCGCGCTTGACCGGCGGTATTGCAATCATAGCTGACCAACGTGCGCCAGCGTGCCGAACGACTTGCTGTGATAATGTGAACGGGCTTTGAGTTATCGAAACAACGTCTGTTGCGGTAATCTCAACCCGCGCCACCCCTGTTTGCGTTGGAAATGCTAATGGATAAGTTTCAGCCATAACTATGCCCCAAATGCGCTTGCGTATGAACCGCCACGCCGTCTTGCTTCAAGCACCGCCGCCTTTGATGCTTCTTGTATTTGCGGCAACATCCCAATCACTTCAGCGCGTACTGTTTGCGATACACCAGCCGATAGGTTAATGGTCTGGTTGACAGTAACACCGCCGCCACCCAGCTTGTTGTTTGGCACTATAGACCCGCTTTGATTTGGCACAAACATTTCTGCGCCGCGTTCGCCAACCATATAAGATTGACCGCCACGAACAGCACCACCGACTGCTTTACCCCCACCAAAGCCAAACAAGCCGCCGATAAAGCTGCCGATGCCACTAACCAACCCGCTGCCACCGCCAGCCATACCAGCCGCAAGCGGTGCTGTGATGTTTTTCTGAATATTGATGCGGATCAGATCGCTAATAATTGACCGCGCCATTGACTTGAATGCATCTTTCGCGCTGGCGGTTCCCATAGTCACATCAACAAGCGCATCTTCAAGCGACTTGATACCGCGCACCGCTGCGCTTTCCATATTCTTTTGCACGTCTTTTGCAGCTTCAGCCAAGTCCATCAATTGCTTGCGATATGTTTTAGTTTTTTCGCTGTTTGTTTCTGTGCTTTGCCCAAAAATATCATTTGCAGCTTGGGTCGCCCTTATTCTTGCTTCTAATTCTTCAAAAGCACCAACAAGACCTAAATCTTTGACGTTCATTGGTTCAAGTTTTTTTGCCCAATCAATATCAAGTTTTTTGCCAATTTCAACGCTAAAGGCAATAACTCTATTTAGTTGTCTAATGGTTTCGTTTGTAAAATCTTGTATGGCTTGCGCTGCACTTTTGAACAGCCCAACAACAGTTAGCGCAAGGCTGCGACCGAATTTTTCAATGCCGCCAGCTTCTTTAATAGCATTTACAAGTTTAACTCTTATTGTTTCTGCAATTGCTTGAAATGCTGGCGCAAGACCGGCAACTAATTGATTAAGCACCCCACCAAGCATAGTTTTCAGTTTCATAAAGGCATCATTGGCTTGCTCAACGCCCTTGACCGCGCTTTTAGATAAAATGAAGCCAAGCCCTTCGGCCTCTTGGAACATCTGTCGCAGGGCTGCGCTGCCGCCTTCCAGCGTGTTTACAAACGCCACGCCTTCACTGTCGAACAGTTTAAACGCAAGTCGCACCTTATCGCCGCTGCTTTGCACTTGATCAAAAGCATCAGCCAGCTTTAGCATTTGCTTATCAAGTGGTTGTTTGGCTAGTTCTTTGGCATTTAAGCCAAGTTCTTTCAGCGCATCTTTAGCTTCGCCGGTATTGTTAGCCGCCTCAGACAAACGCCGCGTAAACCGTTGCACCGCCATATCGACTGTGCGCGTTTCCACGCCAGCCAGATTAGACGCATATCGCAGCTTTTGCAGTGCTTGACTGGTTACGCCCAGCTTTTGCGCTGTCTTGCCAAGCGTGTCGATGCTTTGCAGTGATGACTTGACCAGCAAGCCAATACCAGCCGCACCAGCAACGGCAGTCAGACCGACCTTGAAGTTGAATAATGCTTTGCGAACAAGCCCTAACGATTGGTTTAACTTGCGGAACGTGCCGCGTGTAAGGTCTTTCGCGGTGATGGTAAAATTAAGATTTTGATTTGCCATCTTCGATCACCTTAAAATAAGCGAACCATTCATTCAGTTCTGTCAGCGTCAATTCTTCAATTTCGGCCTGTGTTTTGTGTAGGCGATCCGCCAAGGCCAGCATATTCAGCCTCAACGGGTCGCCCTTTAGTTTTTTTCAGCGTCCTCGACAGTTTCAACATCGCCAAACATACGGCCAGCAATATCAGCAATCAAGGCCACGCTATCGCCCATTAGGTGCATTTTATCTTCTAGCGTGAACATCCGCTTGCCATCAACATCTTCAGCTTTGGTAATAATCAGATCAACCATTCCGCTGATCGTCATATTGTTCAGAAAGTCTTTGTGCTTTCTTTGCAGCTTGTCAATGTCTCCAGCGGTAATGGCTCCAGAATAAATAACCAATGGTTGCCCATCTTCGCCCCACTCATCAACCCGAATGACCTTTCGGTCGCGGTTACGCCTTGCGGCGATCTGTTCTCCCAAGCCCATTTTTTACCCCTTAAACGGTTGTTTCAGTTAAGCCGCCAGTGCCTTGAAAGCTGTAGGTGGCGGTGTTGATGCCATCAGATGTGACGCCAAGTGAAAAGCTGGTGACAATCGCTGAACCTGTCAGCTTATGATCGCCAGATGTGTTGCCTTCCATTTGCAAGTTCAAAGTGATGCTATCACCAGCGCGGCAGTTTGTTTGCGCTGTGTCAGTATCGTCAAAATATGTTTCAACAGTACCGGTGAAATCCTTGAATGATGCTTGATATGTTTTAGCAGTATCGCCCATAACTGTATCTTCAATTGTGTCAGCGGTTTCATCCAGTGAAAAGCTGATCACTTCAGCCATTACGTCAGTGCCGATTAGGACTGACCCATCGTTTCCTTTAAAAGTCGCCATTGGTTAATCTCCTAAACGGCAGTTTCAACGTCATTTTCTTTGGTGCGATATTGCACCGATATTGTAAACCGACCAACGGCCACCGGCTGTTCACCGTCACCCGAAAAATCAGCCTCAAACGCAACAACCTGTGCATCTTTTGCCAGATTGTTTAGCGTCACATCAGCGGCAATGGCTTCTTCAACCTCGACCGCAATAGTATCAAGCGAATTGTCATAATTCGCTGTGCCAGAAACGTATGCTTCAACAGCAACGTCAAGAACCCTATTTACCGAACGCGCCAAAGTGATTGTATCAAACTCAGTGGCTTCGCTCTTGGTAAAAATGCAAAGTGCCGGAAGCTTTGTCTGTTCCAGCGGGAAGATACGGCTGCGGAATACGTTGCTGCCGGTTGTGGTCAATCCCG